GTCACAGATACAACAAGTACCTTTACCCAGTAATAGCAACGGTTCTCAGCGTTAATTCTTTACCTTTACAGGCAGAGAATGTTGGGGGTGTGTCTGCTACTGCAAACCCGATTGCGAATAGTTCGGGCTCAGTGACCAACCAGGCAATACAAGTTTTACAAGGTCCTTATATCACAAACACATATGGTAATGGTGTGCAATGTCAAGGTAGTACATTGAACATAACACCATACATCCAGTTTGCAGACTCAAGGAAAGATCCTTGGATCGATTTTTATAATGAACCACAATATGATATGACCGACTTCACTGGTCGTGTTACACAACAAACTATTACAGTAAAGAACTATCCTTGGGAGTCTTGGTATGACACAAGGACAAAGGCAGATGGAACTAGATGGTTTCCTGATGGTGAAGATATGGAGATAACTGTAGATGTAAATGGTCCCGATGGAAAACCAGATAATCCAGGTAATGTTCTATGGAATAAACCTGTACGAACTGATATGTCTGCAAACCAATCATTTAATGCTGGTTTATCTGCTACTCTATCCATACCACTGAACAAGAAACTACAACAGCAATGTCACGAAGCAGCACAAGCACAGAATGATTTGCAAGCACAAGTGATTGCCAACAAGAGATTAGACTTTGAGATCGCAAGATTAAAAAATTGTGGTGAATTGAAAAAGGCGGGAATAATGTTCCATCCAAAGTCTCCATACTTCGCTGTGTGTGCTGACGTTGTAGTTACCACACCAGGTGGTCAATTACAACCACATAGTCATAACATACCTAGCCCTAAGTGGATTGATCCTTCTTCTTCTTCATCTTCTGATAATCAATCTGAGGTAGTCCCTTCTTCTGGCGATAAAGATTTGTCTTCACTTCCATTGGAGAAGGATGGTAAACAGAACCCCCTAGTTTCTTTCTTCCAGAATCTACTGCCTTCTTCAAAAGAGGTTTCACAACCCTCAGAATCAAGTCCGCTAAAGGCTTTGCAAATAGGGCACTTGCCGTAGCAACTGTTGCTATGACTGCGGTTGTAGATATTTGTCCTGCTGATGGGACGAATTGTTCGACTGCTGGTACAGGTTCCCAAATCGTTTCACAGATCAATCCATCAGGTGTTAGTTTATATTCTTTAACTTGCTCATCTCCTTTCTGGTTCCTGTCACCAATACGTCTTGCGTTTATTGGTGGACAAGGAACCTCTTCTTTTGACCCTGTAGGGGTCTCAGGTGCTTCAACCTCTGGTGCTGGTGGAACTGGTTGTTCTACCTCTACACCTTCTTCTATCTCCTCTGGCTCACCATAGACAGTTTGCCACTCTAAACCACTCGATGAATAGTCGGGTGGTTCGTAGTATGGCATACCACCATCACAAAGAACTACATTACCTTTTGGATCGTCATTTACTAATTGTTTATTTTTATTAGTAGGATTCTTTGCGTTCTCTTTATTAATTTTTACACAACCAGGCATATCAATAACAGGAGTTCCAACTTGTATAGTAATAGGAACAGCAATAGGTATAGCGTGTGGTGTCTCTTGTATCCACAACCTATTATCTACCTGTCTAATTTCTGGGATAGTTACTAACGTTCCGTTTATATTATAAGTTCCCCTGAGATTAATCTGGGGTATTTCAATAGGATCCACTTACTCTTCTTCTTTTTTTGAGTTAGAATTGATACCTTTTTCAGCAGCATAAAGTGCAAATGATTTAGTTGCTAAACCCTGCATCGTTTCTTTGATTGCTTGTGTGTCTGCATCAGAGCAGATCTGCTCTTCAAAACAACCTACCACTGCTCCTGCAACGATAAGAAGTTCTGCTACAACAACTGCGAATACTAAACGGAATGCCCATAGACCTCCATTAAAACCTTTGATTGCTTTCATTTACTTCTTAGGTACATAAACTTTGTCCACCTGACCAGTTGATTTTGGAAAGGCTTCCACTAACTGTTTATATATTTCTTCTGCAACAACTTGACGTATCTTTTCTATCTGTTTTTCCTCACGTTTCTCAGGACCATTAGTAACATTATCGATAACAGCATTGCCACCGACAACTGCACCAGTACCCACTACAGCGATAGCGGTACCAGTGCTAGTGATCTTTTGAAAGTCCATTAGAAACCTAGTGGTAGTACTGGTTCTGTTGGAGTTGATGGTGATGGAGTTGATGGTGATGGTAAAGATAATCCTCCACCCGCTATACCTTCAAGTGCTCCTACACCTACAGAAGGCAAGACAGATTCCATTATTTTGCCTTTGACGTTTTCGATAATTGCATCCTTGCGTATGAATACGTAACCAAAAGCACCAACAACGGTGAGAGATACAATACCACTTGCAATAGCGATTCCATTTACAATTTTCTGCATAGTAATAAATTCATTAACAATTTTTATTTAGGTCTTCAGCCATATTGCCACCTATCTCAGCACCCTGATTACCGCCAAACATTGCCACCCAACCAGCAGCAACCCAACCAACAAAGGGGATACCAGAGAGAGCAGGAGCAGCAGACGCACCAACGCTTGTACCAACAAGACGACCTGTACCTTCTGCACTTCCGATTGCTTTAATACAGGCTTCGCTTTTTCGAGCATCACTTATTGCTTGTGCTTGACCTTGAGTCAAACCTGGTGGACTATCGATCCAAGACCTATTGTTTGATACAGGTCCTCCTTGGTTGATCTGACCATCCATAAAGTATTCTTCTGTAATTACTTTTTTCTCAGTTGCAAGTCCTAAGAATCCACCTTTCTCTTTGATGTCCTTAGTGATAAATGCTGTCTTGGGATCGTTTGCAGTATAACTGATCTTGTATCCCTCTTTATCTGCCTGTATGACATATGATGTATAAGGTCCTACAGGTATACTAGGAGTTGGTACTTGACTTTTTTTACTCAACATACCAATCATACCTATGTGAGATAGACCGAAGATTGCCCCTGCTGTTATAGCAAAGTACTTTGTAAGGTTAATCTTCTTCTTTGGTTTTACTTCTGCACCAAACATTGCTTCATCCTGATCCATAACTATGATGTAATTTTAACTGCTGGAACTTCCAACTTAATAGTTTGAGTTGGTGCTGCCTGTGATGCTTTCTCTATGAGCATCTCCATATCTTTTTTAGAAATGTTTGCACTATCACCACCAGAACCATTCTTCTTCTTACCTCCCGCTTGAATGCCAAAAGTAGCTGTGACCCCTGTGAAGACCGAAGCTATAAAAGTTGGATCAATTTTATCTTGTTCCCAACCAGGTATAGTAACATAATTTAATGTTAGTATTCCACCACTCCAAACCAAAATACCTAATCGTACAAATGTACTAAGGATAGCGAGTTGCTCTTCTTTATCTTCACTGAACTCTTTGAATTTTCCTAAAGGACCTTTTGGTTTTTCTGCTTTAGTATCTGCCATAATGTGTGTTTATGCTAACTTATATAGGCTTTATTACCCCTCTACAATTTTCTTCTTTCCAATATTATATTTCGACTCAAGCACCCATTCCTTCTTATCCTTGTAGGAGATTACCTTTATCTGGTTTAATGGTGCAAGAATACCTAGATCGTTCTCTGTAACTATGTTAACTAGACCCCAATCTGATAATAACTTTGTGATTCTATTCCTTCTCTCTACATCATTAGAGGTAATGTTTGCGTGCTTACCATCTAATGCAAATAATTCTTTGAAGTGTACTATGTAATACTTACCTTTCTTATGTAAGATATGGCAAGACTGAAATAGTTTTCTTTCTTTACGTGACGCTACACCAATACGTGTTAATGTTTCTCTGACCTTTAAGAAGTCATCTGGTTGACGTAGAGCAACCTCTACCATATTATCAACCGACCAAGAAACGGTTTCCCCACTCATAATTTTCCACCTATTTTAATTTAGATTTGATCAATTCAATTTGATCTTTTGTCAGAATTCGTAAGGCATCTTTGGCTTTATCATCGTTATAATGAAAGTATTGCTTGACAACATCGAGGTCTTCGATCTTATCTTTGCGTTGCCACGGTGAGAACCTTTTCCTTTTTCTAAGAGTATTTAGATAAAAGGAATATTGTAAATCATTATCTAATTGATGGTGAAAGTTCATTTCATTTGCCATCATAATTGCATCCATATGACTACTAAGACACCTGTTGATGATGAAGGGTGGGTACTTCTTCATCCACTCAGGGTCACGTAGAGTCAAGTCTTCTTTTGTTTCGTTGATGCTTTTTAGATAATCACCTAAAGGATATTGATCCTTAGCCATAGAGATGTACGTTGTAATGTTTGCGTGTTGGTTTTAATTTAATTTTCTTTAGTTTTGCTTGGATGTAAATCTTTAATAGTTTTTCAGAAGTCATTTACTTTTCGTTGGGTGAAATCGATACCTTCCATATGGTCGTATTCGTGTAGAAATATTCTAGCACTAAATCCCTCGAATTTGGTTTTATGAATTACTTCATTTTCATCTTCCCATTTAGCAACAATACTATAAGGTCTTTCAACCTTTAAGAATAAGTTTGGATAGGACAAACATCCTTCTTCCATTATCTCCTTCCTAGCATATGTCTTTACAATCTTAGGATTGAAACAAGTTATTGTTTCTTCTTTTTCTATGTTAGTCATCATTACAAATGCTCTTTCCCAGATGCCAATTTGATTTGCAGATAAACCAACACCATTGTAGTGCAGCATATTCTCTCTGAGTAACTCAGATAAACTCTTACGATCTAACTTGTAACTACAGGATTGTATTCTATGTGATAGTAAAAGGTCTTTTGGTTCTATTAATTCTTTAATCATATTGGATGAATTCATCTAGTGAGTGTCGTTTGTAATTTGTAATCATTAACTCTTTTCTTTTCTCTTGGTCTTTATTATAACTACCAGTTGATCTCATAGTATATGTCAGGTCAAACTCTGTCTGATTAAAGTCAGTGAATAATTGTTGTATCTTTTCATTGGAGTTATATGTAATCATCCAATTATTAGTTGATAACTTACAATTATCTGCAAAGTTAATATGATCAAATCCCTTATGTAAGGTTCCACCCTTGTTTCCATATAAGAAATCTTTTATATCATATGGAGGATCTAAGAATACAAAACAATTACTATGAGGGAATGGTGTCTCTGGCAACCAGTAATCAATTTCACTGTCAGCATCGCTACCTACTGCTAGTAAGGGTACACGATAATCTTTATTAGTAATTTTCCAATTCTTAATTAACTTTTGATATTCTGGTAACTTATCTATACCTCTTTGTGAGAAGTTACTTACTGATGCTTGTTTAGAAAATGAACTATTCTCTGTCAATCCAGAGAAAGAACACTTGTTCATTATGTAAAAATATACTGCCTGTTGGAATGGTTCCAACTTAGAAATCATATCTTTAGCATTGGTAAACAACTCTTTTGCTTTTTCTTCAGTGTTATATACTCTCTTCAATACTGTTAACTCTTCTGCCATTTGTTCTCCTGCACATTGGAGTTGTTGCCAGAATGTAATTAGATAATAATACTTGTCGTTTACCCATACAGGAACATTAGGAAACCTTTTAGTAAACTCAATAGCAACACTACCACCACCGAGGAAGGGTTCTCTGAACTCACTTATCTCGTTAGGGAAAGCACTTACAAGTTGTGCTGCTGCTCTTGATTTACCACCAGGATATCGTAATGGTGTTTTCAAGTTGTTCATAATAAATCTGCGATAGTCTCAGGTTCTACTGGATGTGTTTGAAATACTAAACTGTATCTCGTAGGTGCATCCATCATAGGAGGTCTGGCACCGTGCCAGATCTCACTTGTAAATTTACATAGTCTACCAAACTTAGGTACGACTGACTTAATGATTTCTCCGTCTTCAATAAAGATAGTTTCTCCTCCCATACCAGCATCCCAATCAGGGTTTACATATATCATATAGGTAAATCCGTCAGGTGAATGTGAGTCTATGTGTGGTTTTGGACAATCTTGAGGGGTAAAAGCATTATAAAGACAACGTTTAAAATCTTGTCTATCTAACAGTTTAACATACTCATTTGCAATAGGTTCAAACTCACCAAACTCTTTGTCAAAGACTCTACCAAGACTAGGAACTTTGCTACCAAAAGCATCACCTAATTTTTCCCAGTGTTGATAGTTCTCAAAGTATTGATACGTATCCCATACAAACTTGTAGTCAAATAGATCGTCTATAACTTCTA